TCGAGGGTTAATTCATTACCATCTAAGTCATATCCTGCAGTAGATCCAATACCTGAATCAACAAGATTTGGATTAGAAGCATGATCCGCAGCAGCATAAAGAAGTTTTGTTCCTTTATCGGTTGCTGCAAAAGTAACACTGGACCCTGAACCAGAAACATATTTAAACTGAACAGTGTAAGCACCTGATGTACCATTAACTACAATGTACATCTGTTGAACATCCAAAGGAATAGTTACAATTTGGTTTCCAGTAATGGTTCCTGTAAATTTTATAATTCTATGTGAAAGAACGGCACCTGTTGATCCATCGGAAACAGATAGTGTTGTTGTATCAGCTCCACCTGCTATGTCTTGTTCAGTATAACCACCAGAAATCTGTTCTATAATTTGTAAATTGGTATTAGTTGTTGTTCCCCAGCTACCGGCGTTCTCGCCGGTTGTCATTTTCTCTATACCTAATCCTGTATATGTTGATGCCATTAAGCGCTCCCTACAAATACTTCAACATCACAAGATGCTGTATCTGTATCCACTGTTATATCTACTAAGTCAGAAAGTCCTGAAGCTAAAGCTGATCCCGCTGCTTTCATGGTATCTACAACTCCACCACTATTATCACCTGGATAAATAAACGAGTGACCAGCATCTACCTTCATTCTAAATTCTGTATTGTCTTCATCTTTAAAAGTTAACATAATATGATTTGATGAATCTAAATTTGTAATTCTAATATATCTAACATCTCCATCATCAAACATTCCTGCAACATAACCTACTTTGTTTGCAGTGACTCCTACACCACTAATTGCTGATATAAATCCTATAAGACCGCATTCGGTTGTTGATGCAGTTACAACTCTTTTTGTAATTTCATTAACACTAGAAATATCTAAAGATCTTTCCGATCCATAGTCTATGTTGTTGAGTGTAATTGCTTCTTTAACTGATACTGTTAGTGTTGCCATATTCTAATCCTTACGGTGTCTGAGCAGGAACAGGTATACGAGGTTCGCCGTCCGTATAATCATCCCTTCTACGTCTACCTAATTGTTCTCCACCAAACTTCTGTACTTCAGTCTGGTACTTTTGTTCATATAATTGTAGCATATCCATTGGACCTTTTAAATAACTAAATGCTTCTACCAAGCAGGCATATAAAAGTCCATTTCCAAAATTTAAACTTAAATAAGTTGTCGTATTTGCTGAGCTTAATCCTACTGGTCTAGCATTGTAATGAATTTTGTACATAAAAGCTGAAGAAGGTGTTGGAACAATTGTAATTCTCCCTGAAGAAGTTGCACCCGTTCCTTCTGCTCCTCCTGACATAGCATAATATTTTGGTGTGCCAGTAGTCGTTTCAGCTGTATCATATTCTCTTAAAAAGCTAATATCTTTCTTTTCTAACCAGCTATTAGCTCCAGTTGCCGCTGTTGTTGAAGTATAAACTTGAAGTCCTCTAACAAATAAAGTTCCCGCAGGAGCATAAACATTGTCTTTTGAAGCTGTTAAATTTCCAAGCATTTCTTTTCGATCTGCATCAATTGGAATTTCTCTTTGAATTCTAAGTTCTGAATTATCTATAAATTGATCTGTAATTGTACTTGAAAGTACACCTGTTCCGACTTCAGTATAATTCTGAATTGCTGTTGTAAGTGTTGAATATGTAAATCCTGCCATTATGCACTAAGAGTTACTGGTCCTATTGAAACCGGAAACCCTCCTCCTTTCACGCTACCTGCTGTTGCAGTGTTTGTGTTAACTGTAAAATAAAACCAATCTGTTGTAAAATCCGTGTCTCTATCACCGCTAACATACTTACCTGTAGTAATAGCATAACCTGAAGCATATGCAATATTTGATCCTGCTATACCATCAAAACTACCAGGATCACCATAAGTGCCTGAAGTTGTTGGTGCTCCTCTAAATCTGTACGTTGATCCATTTGTCAGCCCATGATTTGGCGCATGAACATTTATAATACCTGATGAAGCTGCATACGTGGTAAATGGATCATGTGGTAATAATTGTGCTACAGCATTTTCTGTTCGATCTGATCTTATATTTTGTAGTCCTTGTGCATCTCCACCATGAGGTCTTGGCTGTAATTGAGGTTGTTTAGCTTCATATTCAGATTTATGAACAAACATTCCATTCCATTCTCTAACCATTTCATTGTATGGAAAAGCCATTCCTGATCTATCTGATATTGCCTGTGCGTATTTTCCTCTTGCGTATGCCATTATATATTCGGGTAGTAATTCTTCGGAGTTATATAAGTACTAGCTGAAGAACCATCTTCTGCTAATGCTCTTGTTAACTCGTCTTCATACAACAGTTTCATTTGTTGTACTAATTGTGGGTTAAATTTTTGTGCTAAATAAAATGCAAGTCCTGAAATCATACAAGGTACAAATCTGTATGGAACATTTGTTGCATCTGTGTAAGTTGCATCTGCATCTTGCAATCTTTTTACATAATAAATATGAATGTCTTTAGATGCATTAGATGAATCTGATGTTGGGTAAACGGTTAAAGTTGTTTTGTCCACGAATCGTTGAACAAAATATTGTGCTGGAGTTCCTTTAGATAATTTACTTGATAAAGCAGAGTATGCGGATCTAGCTATTTTTGTAAGAGAAGAATCAGATTGACCTGTTGCTGTTCTATCAGATCTAAGTGTTGCTTCAAGAATATCTGCTACACCATAAACACTTGCTGGAGCAGTTGTTACGGAACTTGTTCCATCACTACTTGCTCTATAAAAAGTATATTCAGCTTGTCCTTCAATAACATCAATATTAGTTTCAGCTACTTCCCAGTAGTGCAAACCTCTATTGCCCCATTCTTGAAAAAGAACGTTTAAAGATCTTCTTGCTGTTTTTAATTGATAACCAGAAGTTACTTGTGAACCTATACGTTCATAGGCTTCTGCAATAATTTCATCGACAGAAAACGTTTTGTCAAAAGTGACTGTTCCAGAAGTAGTATTCGCCATGGGCTACCTCCTAATATAACTTCTTAAATTCTGCTACAATTGTATACATGTTCGCGGCGTCAGCTGTGCTTGGAACAACTAAGTTAACATCACTTTCATTAGTATTCGATGATTTGTCAGTTTTCATTCCGCCAAATTCTCTAAAGTCCCAGTAGCCTGTTCCTGTTAAACCGATAATTGGAATATCACCGTCATCGTCTTCTTCGTCTAAACGTGCGTATGAATCTCCACCATCACCACCTTGACATGAAAACCATATTCTTTGTAATACTAAGTGAAGACAAGATGCTCCATTCTCGTTTGTTGCCATTGCTGAAACATCACCAAATACTGTTGTTGCACCTGATCCGTCTGATTGATTTACTATTTTAATGACCACTCTTGCATCATTTTGTTGTAAGATAGTTGGTCCTGTTACTACGTCTGCCATAATCCCTCCTTAATTAAGATTACTAGATGGGGCCGAAGCCCCATCATATTTTATTTATTAACCGTTATTGTAATCAAAAGCTGCGCCAGTGATTTTAATAACTATTTTACCTGCTGTGTAAGCTGCTTCAGTAGCATCTCCAGTAGTCAAGTAAAGATATTTTTTAGATAATGCTGCAAGTGTTGATCCACCATCAGCAGAAACATACATACCTAAAGTTAAGTCACCATTATTAAGTAAATTTGTTCCACTAGATACCGCTGCATTTTCTGCATCAGTTCCTGTAGCTGAACAATCTAGATTAATATCTGGATCTCCACCTGTTGGTACTTCTAAACATGCAAACTCTATTTCAAATGGAATACCATTAACTCCAGTTGTTAGTTCTGCGATGTAAGCGTTAGCTGTTCCACCATCAGTACCAATAATATCATTTGCAGTACCACCAGAAGCTAATCCACCATGTAGATCGATTAGAATAGTAGTGTAGATAAGACCACCTACTTTATTAACAAATGTGCTAATTGCATCATCAGCAATTCCTGTGCCATGATCATTAGGTGTGACTTTGAAAATAGTTGCTGCTGTACCTAAACTTGCATTGTTAGTACCTGTTGAAGTACCTGCTGCTACAATGTTGTTTCCAGTGCTTGCAACTTTTTCTACTTCCATACCACCCGCTGCTTTTATAACAGCGTAATCTACAAATGCTCCTGTAGTAGTGTTCTTAGTTGTTGCTTTTATATCGCCATCGGAACGTACCGTTCCATTAAACGTTGTTGTTGCCATAATTAAATCCTCCTAGTTTCTGAACATAGTCTCTAGGCCGTCGACTACACGCGTCTATGTTCTAAATTAATTGTATAGTGATGAATTTATATGTTATTTTTTGATTGAGTGCAAGCGATCCCTGCATAAAAGTACGATTTTAGCGATGTGGCGTTTATTTAAGTAGCCACAGAAACTTGGGGGGCCGAATCACTAATTTTATTTTCTCTATCAGCAATTTTAAACTCTTCAGCTTTGATCTGGGTGATGATACTTTTGATTTTCTCATCAATTTCGACCATATTAAGAGTATATTTTCCGTGTTGATTATACTCATACTGCCACCCTAACTCCAAGGACCTCTTTTGTTTGTATAGGTCTTCGGTCATTACTAACCTCCTCATAGGTTATTCTACGGGGAGTGTCTCTAAACATTCCCGTTGATTCCCACTTTATACTCTTATCTCCTAATTTGTCAAGGATAGATTGTTCAATAGATTCAGGATTATCCTCCGCTAAAATTTCAAATTTAGCATGATGATCATATGCCCAAATATTTATGAGGAATTTCTTCATTTTCTTACCTTATTTGTGAAATGAGGCGGTTTTAAGGCCGCCTCATTAATTAGTTATTACGCACCTTCAACACCGAAGATACCTCTATAGTCGGATACTCCAAATGAGTATCTTTCTCTAGCTTTGTATCTAACGTTGCCAGTATCGAAATCACCTTCCATAGCAGTTTTTAAAGCTGCTCTTTGGAACATTTTCATACCATTAGGCACATCAGTAATAATATACCAACTGTCAGTATCAGTTAAGAAATTGTTCACTCTATATCCTTGAGGAACCATTCCCATTGATGCTACAGCGTTGATATCATTATCTGCTGTTCCAGTTCTGCCTGGAGATTTTGTCAATCTCTCAGCGTTGAACTGATTAGCTGAAGGAACAATCATTTTCATCCCTCTAGCTGCCACTCTCAATCCACGTTCATCTGTCATTCCAGCAATGTCGATTAGACCCTGCTCTAATGAAGTTTCATTCAAGTCTGCTTGCGTTGTCAAAGTATTTTTAACTGCTGTTCCACTAATTGTTGTGTGATTAGTAGAGAACAGAGAAACACCGTCACCCGCATTGAACGTAGCTACCGAAGATAGACCATTGTTCAAAGGTGTAACAGCTTTTACTTGTTTCGCATTAGACATAGAACGTGCCAAAGCTTTTGTATATCTAGAAGCAATTCTATCGTAGAGATTATCTTCGATAGCTTCTTCTGTGATTGCAAATGCTAAAGCAATCGTGTCATGAGTGTAACGTGCAGTGTAAGTTTCTTGCGCATCATCAAATGACACACCAGATCCTTCTATTTTCACTTGTGCGTTAGCGAATCCAGATAACATAACTTCCTCTTCGAAAGCTCTGTCACTTGATTCTGTAGTATAAATTTCAGCGTGCTGATTTTCATACCGTTTGTACTCCAGGCCGAATAGTGCATTCAAACCTGGTTCTAGTTCTTTGACTAGCTGTGCTCTTGATATTGCCATAGTTTATATGCTCCTATTACGTTCCAGTTCCGACGAATTCGGACAAGTTTTGAACAACCTCTAGGGTACAATAAGCTGCTGTAAGATCGTTGTTTTCAGGATCTTCTGCACTTCTTAATAGTCTCCATGAGTGAGTTGTTGCATGAGTTGCTCCGATATCGAGCGTTGTTGTTGATACCCCTGTAGTCGTATTTCCACCTGTATTTGCATACACGGAATAAGTTTCCATAAATAGTACGTGAGCTGCAGGAACTGATGCTGCTACTTGCGCATCCGCTGCAATTGTATACTTCTGGAAAGGATAATCATTAACAAACGCTTGAGTGTCTTCACTGTTTGCCGGAGTAATTGTTGCGTCATACCATGAAGCCCATGTGGGTTTCAAAGTAGTAGCCGCATTATAAAAGATACCTTGCAATACACCTATTGTCGTAACAGTAGTTGCACTTTCACCAGTGATCATATATCCGCCAGACGATTTCATCGCCATGCCGTGAAATAAATCAACTGTAGCTCCAGCATCTATCCAGTATTGAGAAAGACCGTGAGTCGCTGGTGTATTACCTAACGTCCCTGCTGGTCTAATCTTCACTCTGCGCTATTTCTATTAGCCATAGTTTTACTCCTTAAAGTTTATAGTTTTACCTATAAACAG